GCAACATCATCAGTAGCAGTCATATACAATGATGTGCTATTATTTCCATTGTCAATGCGGGTCATATAGAAACCGCCATCACCAAATGCTACGCCTAATTGATCATATGCATTTTGATATAACCCAGTATCTCGATCCAAATCGAAACAAAGACCAGGATCATTCTTGGTGCCCGAAGTAACACCTTTAAACAACTGATTAACTTTTGCCTTTCGGTTAGGAATCAAAGGATCAGAAACAACAACTGGGAGAATTGCTTCGCCCGAGAGGTTAGCATCTGAGATTGTCTCTAACTGAGAAATTTTACGAGTTCCCACAGATAATCACACTATTTGCTACTTGTCTATTTATATCATTTCTCATTGCCGATCCACGACAAAAAGTATGATATACAAAATCTACCGTCCATGGGATTTTTTACACCAGAAACTGGAGATACCTGATGTTTATATAATCCAGGAAATATAACCATTGAGTTATTTTTACACTCTATTTCTAAATCATACTGAGTGAAACTAAACTCTCCACCTGCAAATTGTTTTGGTTCTTTATATAACCAAAGACAACATGTTGCTAACGATAGATCTCTATGTGCGTCATAGTAATCACCATCTGTATAATTAGAGACTAATACACTAACTTTATTGAATTGAAATTCTTCAAAGTATTTGTTATCTTGTACCCAATCAGCATGAGGAAAAGATTGTAATATTGGAGAAATGTGTTTGTTGATTGCCGAATACGATGCTCCTTTCCAGGCATCAGTTAAGAACAATCCAGAATTTTGTTTGACGTATTTACCTTTTTTATAGGCACCACCAGTATCTTCAGGTGCTAAGAGAATATCATTAGCACAGTAATAATCTAGTTCTTTCCAAATAACATCTAACTGATCTGGCGAGAAAACATTTTCAATCAATAATATAGGAAAAGGTTCGTTAAAACTATGACCTTTGAGATCAGGGTTTATCATTTACCAATACCATAATCAGGTGCTTCAGATTCTAACTTACGAATCTGATTGATGATATCTTCTGGTTCTGTTTTTTGTACTGACCAAGAACCACCTACACCTCCGTCCATGTTAACAACAATATCATCAGGCACCATCTTCGGTTTTGTAACTCCATTCTTCGGTGTGTCCGACTGTCCACCATTTAGATTCTGTTTCGACTGCATAATTTTGTGAGCAAACTTTAAAATCGGGTTGTTTAAGTGTTCCTGGAATTAATGAGTTATCTCTCCAGATAACCCTATTGTTTGGTTGTGCAGCAAACTGTCCATTATCAAGGGCGATAATATTAAAAGATTTGTGCTCTGGGTCCAACTCAGAGAAATTAGTATCGATAATAGAATGATCTGGATGAGCACTATCAATTGTAAATTCATATTCACCAGGGTGCATTTTTTTATCTTTACCAAAGAATTCACATCGTCCCAGAAGAGGTTTGCGAACTACAGTGATATTATAGTCGAAACAGTCCCAAAGTTCAAGTACATCTAAAGGAAGTTGATCTTCTGGATTAAAATCTTTTTTCCAAACAAATGCACTTAAAGGCAATTTATCAAATAATGCTCCATATTCAGTAAGAAGAGTTTCAAAATATAATGCTTTAGTTTGAACACTTTTAACAGAAATCCAAATACCAGGTGTTAACTCTCCATGACCTTTTTTTAAATCATACAGATATTCTTTCTTGACAAATACTGGATTAGGTGGAACTGGATGTACGAGAAATGCCATTAATGATTAGATGCAAATAATACTTGTTCAACAATACCTTCAAAAAAACTAACCATTGCCGTTGGGCAAGGTGCATAGTGAGCATTCCAGTGTGCTGGATACAACTCTATTTGTTTTGTTAAGGTGTATGGTGTAACTCTACCATGATTTATACTCTTCACAACCTTGAATGATCCAGTATCTTCAAAGGCATAGGTTCCACTATGATCAACTGTCCATAGTTGCCCCTTTGGATCGATCCAATTATATGACATATATCCATCAAGATCTTTGGTTTGCAATTCTCTATTCCAAAAACCAGGTCCCAAATCATATGATGAATGAATGGTATCGTAAATCCCCATTATGTTCTCCAGTGCTGCACTATTTAAACATCGGCCCCATCATCCATGCGACTAGAGATATACGTCTGCCTTTAGTTACTGGTAATACTCTATGTGGAACCCATGCAGGAAAAACAATACAGTCACCCTTATTGGGTTTGATCTTGGTATTCAAGTTAGGTCGATAATCTATTTCAAATTCACCACCATCATACTCATCAGGACTACTCAGTAATAAAGAACAAGAAAGTTTTCTTTCCATATCTCCACAGATACTTGCGTCATCATTGTCAACATGCCAATCATAATGATCACTAGTTTCACCATAATAAATGGTAGATTGAATCTTACTTTGGAAGTAATTCAGATCATAGTTGAAATGTGATTTATTGGCACATATAAGCATGTTGTGCATGATACCAGGGATCCATTCGTCCCAAGGTATCCACGATACACTAGTAGATCTAGTTACATTATCCTCTACATCATTAGCAATTTTTGCATTTTGATAATGTAGTGTTTCAACATAAGTTACCATGTTGCTTATAAGCAGTTCTGGAAACTTACTAGGAATCTTGTATAATAGTTTGTTTGTAAAAGACACTCCCCTTCCTGGGATCGAACCAGGGACTAATTGATTAACAGTCAATCGCTCTACCGCTGAGCTAAAGAGGATTGAGAGGGCGCTCTTTCTACACAGAGTCTTTGGGTACTCCCTCTATTTGTAACGTTCTTCTTTTTTCTTCTTGAAGTACATACTATAGTATGGTTTCTTCATTTTGTCAAGGACCTCCATATCCTCTTTGAATCCCATCCACTTACAAAGTTGATATGCTCCTTCAAGTTCACTTATCAATCTTAAAATATTGGCAGGGTGTTGTTCTAACCCTCCAAAATCGTACTTACTCATTAGAAACTTTGATGTTGAAGTTGCATGCAAATGTTGTTCTAACTGTATCACTTTTATGCTGTGTTACTTGATGCATACATGTTCCTGGAAAGAAAATTATATCTCCAGGTTCATAATCAATGCCCCATACATTATGGTAATCAATTAGTTTCTTTGCTTGAGGTGCTAGAGTTACGTTATATCTATCAATAAAAGTAAAGTCTGAAAAACCTTCACCTTGATTTGCAAAGAATACACATGCTAAGTCTTGTTCAACATGATCATGAACTTCTTGATATGCCCCTCGTTTGTAGTAGTTAATCCATGGATCATACATCCAGAATTGAAATTTTTTGCCGAGTTTTTTTCCTAGGATTTGAAGACTAGGTGTAACGAGTGGCAACCAATCTTCCCATGGCAAGGGAATACGGTCAATGACACATTCTTTTCCCCATGAGAACGGAGAGTTGTCAATGTTTTCTTCTACAGCAGTAGCACTGATTTTGTCAATAAATTCTTGAGCGTTTGGTGCTCTGAATTGCCAATAGAAGGTAGTAGGGAAGAGATAATGTGTCATAGTAGGAGAAGGGGGACTTGAACCCCCACGAGATTAATTCTCAACAGATTTTAAGTCTGGTGCGTCTACCAATTCCGCCACACTCCCATCAGTGTAGAGTACTCCAATTTGTTTACTATTACCAATTTCCCAAGTGGGAGGATGAAAATGACAATATTCGTTAAAAGTAATTTTCATTTCTTTTTCAGTTAGATTGCAATTTTTTGCTGCTTTAGGAAGATTCCACTTTGCAGCAAATAGCATTTCCATTGATTCACGAGTTTCAGGTCTCATTGACACCTACTTTTTCCAAAAACTTTTTACGAAAATCTTCAACCTCATCCTGAAGTTCTTCAGGTACAGGAGCGACTTCATTAACAGGAACCATCAAGACAGACTTACCATCTTCACGAGTAATTTTCCAACAGATACGAGATCTGTCAGTAAGATCAACCAAGAAGTCAAAATGATCCTCTGCTTCTTGCAGAGTAATTCCAATAGGTCCAATCATTTTACAGCAAAGCAATAAGTAATCAAGTCGTTATCAACAATCTCTTGTATTTCAGAGATTGTTTCAGAGAAACCATTGGCACCTGTAGTGTTAAAATTCCATCGAACTTCTTTCTCATATCCTTCATCATCGACAAGAGTCATCTTGCGTTTAGAGAAGTTAATGAAGATGTGTGCGAGGGAATCCATGAATGTCTCTTCTGTACCTATGTAGTATAGCAGACTGCTAGGCACCTGTCAAGTCAATTCAGGAAGATCGATAGTCCAATAACCGTAACGACGCCTGCAGGAGCACTGAGCAGCATTGCTCCACCCGCCGCAAGGGTAGCAGCAGCACTCGCTTGCATATAGATCAAACCAGCAACAACATTGACGTTATATGCACCCGTAGTGACATTGCAGTTGTATCCTGTAGCACCACATGTAAGTGAGTAAGGACCAGCAGGATTAACAATTGTGTAACGAGGAATTGTATCAGCACCAATACTAGCAGGTTTCATTACAGTTTCTACTGAACCGCCAACAAATCTACGAATACCCGACAAACCAAGTTGAAGTCCTGATGGTGGAAAGTTAATCATCTCAACTAAGTGTGGTGTAACAAGTTCAATTGAGTTGTCACCACTGATGATTGTCTCTCCTCCCGATATGTTAACACTTCCAGAACTTGCTTCAAAAATACTACTAGTAAATTTAGAAGAAACAGATCCAACATTAAACTCAGAACCTTGAATTGCGAGAGCAGCACCAACAGTTGAGATATCAACGTCAGAACCAAATCTGACTGTATGTTTCTGAATTTTAGTATTCTTACTCTCTCCTTTATTATCAACAATTTTAGGGGCACCTTCAGCACCAAAGAAGAATCCTCCACCAACTTCAATGTGACAATCACCAGTAATCTTTAAGAAGTAGTCTCCCTCAATATTAATTGCATTATCACCATCAATGGTTCTACAGTTATCACCATGAGTTTCTTCTGTATAATTACCAGCATATGAAGTATGATCAGCAATTAAGGAACCGTTATCACCTTGACCTTTGCCTCCTGATTTGTTTTGAGATTTAGAATATGATGCAACCTTTTTTTCAATTTCTTCTGGGGTTGCATTAGGATGTTTTTCTGCAATTGTTTTTCTAGCAACATATTCAGCATACTGATTCTGATTGAGATTATATGAATGTCGTGTTGTACCACTAGCAGCTTTTTGCACACTTGCAGTTCTACCAGGTGTTCCAACATACATCTCATATGAACCATCGATGAATGTTTTAGCAGCAGTTAAGTAAGGACTAGTTTCTTTAAAAACACTATCTAAGAGACTACCTGGTCCATCCTCACCACATTCAGATCTACTCTTACCTCTAATTTTATTAATTTCCTCCAATTCTTCTGGAGTACAATGAGTGATACCAAATAAAGGATACCAACCAACTGTATCCACACCACCATCAGGTGTTCGATTACAACCCCCACTAGCAAATTTGATGAACAGTGCAATCAATCCAGTAAGACTGGTAATACCTTTCTTGAAAAGATCAGTTCCCTCTTCAAAAATACCACTAGCAGATTGCCATGCCTCAATGATTTCTTTTGCTTGCTGTACGCTATCAACAATAGTCTTTACAGTATCAACAACTTGTAGAAGTCTATCAAGCATTGCCTGAACTTCACATACAACACCATCAATAGCGCCCTGAACACCTTGAAGAACAAATGCTGCCTTATCAATCAAACCATCAAGAAGACCATCAAGAAGACCTAAAATTGTATTGACAGGTGACTGAACAAATTGCATCAACTTAGAGTCTTCCATGCAAAGTGCCTTAAGAAGTGCTGCTACTGCTGTCTGAATAATACCAAAAACTAACATTGGAACGCCAGTAGCACCACCAAGAATTTCAACTAGGTTCAAAGATTCTGTAAGGGCAGATATTTGCGCCCTAACAGCAGAAACAACCTGAGTAAATACTGCACTTAAAAAGTTTTGAAGTTTTGCAGTCAGTGCTTTAGCAGAGACAAGTTTACCAGTGACAATATCTAAGTAGTCACCATCTTCTGCTTTCATTAATGATCCTGCATGATCAGCAAGATCTTCTAAGAGATATCCTAGTTTATATTCCAATGTTTTCCAAGGACCACCAACACCATTTGCAGCAGGAATTGGGTCCTTTGGTTGTCTAGGTTTTCCAGGATTGCCCGAACTACCAGCTAGTTTAGTTGAGACATTGTTAGGAGATGATTTACCACCAACATCCGATT